CTTTAAATATAAGGCTATCAGCTAAGGGAAGCTGGTAGCCTTTTAAATCGTGGGGAAAACTCTACAAACTGTGCGGATAATTAAGCGAAAAACGATTGAAACTCTTAAAACTTTGTGGTAATATTATTACACAAACGCAAGAAGAATTAGGTAAAGGTAACTACCCCTTTGCCTGGTTCTTCTTTTTTGTTTGTCCTAAACCTCCGGCGCTGCATGAAATCTAGGGCAGCGCTTAAGAAGAAAGAAGGGTAGCAGATGATAAAGAAATTATGCAGCTACCCAGGCTGCCACAAGGTAGTAGAAGCTGGGGTTAAGTACTGTGACAAACACAGGGACACAGACAGGAAGAAGTACAGAGAGTACAAGCAGCAGCGAATGAGGGACGAAGAAGAAGCCAGGCGGCAGCAGTTTTATAACAGCAAAGCTTGGGAACTGTTTAGAGCAGCCAGGGCAGCAGAACAATTAGGAATAGATATTTACGAATACTATACGACTGGAAGAATAGTAGCAGCAGACAACTACCACCACATACAAGAGATAACGGAAGCCTGGGCTAGAAGACTGGACGCGGTGAACGTTATAGGACTAAGCGAAGCCAACCATAGACGCATACATAAAGAGTATGAACGAAGCTACAAGGCTAAAAAGAAAATGCAAAAGATTTTATACACTATGTTAGAACGATTCTATAGGGAGTTCGTTCTTGACGGGGGGATATAAAAGTTTTGAAAACAATTTTAGAAGTCCCGAGTTCAAGTCGGCACGAAAAAAAACGGCGATTTTTACTATAGGGGGGTGTCTAAGAAGGTGGCAGCATGGCAAAAGAAGAAAAAAATAAGCCTAAACCTTGTCCGAAGTGGCTAAATGATGTAGCTAAAAAAGAGTGGCGCAGAGTAGCTAAGATATTCGCGGCAGAAGGAAAGGAATTTACAGACAAAGACTTAAAGGCGTTAGAAGCCTACTGTATCAATTATGCGAAGTGGCAGAAGTGCGAACAGATCATAGACGAAAAGGGCTACAGCATGGAAGTAGGGGATAACGGGTACGAACAACAAAGACCAGAAGTAAGCATAGCAAATAAAGCACAAACAGAGTTAAGGGCGTGGGCTAAGGAATTGGGCTTAACGCCAGCGGCGCGGCAGCGCATGAGAGAAGTCGGGAATATGTCGGACAATGGAATAGACCCGGAACTAGACGGAATGGTAGCACATGATTAAAAAGGAATTGCTTTTAGCTCCCTGGTTGGATAAGTTACGAAAGAAATGGGACACAGAAGAATATTATTACGACGTTGAAGAAGCGGAAAAAATATTTAAGTTCGTGTCGAAGTTGACAAATGATAGAGGGGTAAGCCGAAGTTTTGAATTATTAGAATTTCAGTTTGAAATAATAACAGAGATTCTTTGTGTAAGGAGAAGAAGAGACGGTAAGCGCAAACACAGAGAAGCACACATAAACATACCTCGTAAAAATGGTAAATCATTTTTAGCGGCAATTATTGTAGTATACCTGTTCTTCTGTCAACGTCATATCTTCGGCGCACTTTTTATTTTAACAGCAAATACGACGAAACAGGCGGGGGAATTATACGTGACTGTAGAACATTTCATAAAAACAAATAAGACTTTGCGGCGATATTGCAAGATCACAAGCAGCACAAAGACCATTATAAGAAAAGATAACGGTAATAAGCTTATGGTACTATCTTCGGACGCGGATAACGCGGACAGTTTTAACGATTATGTAGCAGTCCTGGACGAAATACACCAGGCGAAAAATGACGAAATGTACGGAAAGCTTAGAACTGGTCAAGGAGCATGGGACGAACCGTTAATTATGACGATTACAACGGCTTCTAGTGGAGAAGACCCGGCTAACCCGGAAATGCAGCTTTACACAATGGCAAAGAAGATAGAAGCCGGGGAAATGGACGACCCTAGCTTTTATTATAAAATATACGAAGCGGATAAGGAGTGCAATGTGGAAGATGAAGCACAATGGTATAAATCAAATCCGGCATTAGGCGTGTTTAGAAAGCTGGAAGACCTGGCGAACTACGCGAAGCGTATTAGATTGATGCCACTTCAAGAAAATATGTTTAGGCGAATGTTTCTTAACCAGCACGTAGCGTTAGACCATGAAAAAGGCGCTATCAATATGGATTTATGGGACTTATGCACAAAGAAAGTAAACCCGGAAGACCTTAAGGGCTGGAAGTGCTGGGGCGGGCTGGACTTATCGAGCAAGAACGATATTACAGGCTTCGTGCTGGTATTTTACGAAGAAACGACGGGAAGATTTATAGTAGTTCCGTATCTGTATACGCCGAAAGAAACCGTAGCTTACAGGCAGCATAAGGACAATAACCCTTATGAGTACTGGATAAAAAAAGGCGACTTAATAGCACTTGACGGGAAGTATATAAACTTTGAAAGATTCTTAGATCATGCGACAGAATTAGACGAAGATTACAGGATAGAGCAAATAGGCTTCGACCAATGGGGAAGCCAAACCATTATAAACAGATTAGAAGAACGCTGGGACATTATACCGTTAGGACAGGGGACTAAGACCATGACACAGGTAATAAACGATTTTGAAAACCTGTTAGTAGATGAAAGAATCATAATAGCAGAAAATGAGTGCTTTAGGTTCATGGCGAAAAACTGTATAGCGGTATATGACGAAATGCTGGGAGTTAAGTACAGTAAGAAAAAATCAAAATTCAAGATAGACGGTATAGTAGCTATGCTTATGGGGCTGCTGCTGTGTATCGAGGAAAACGGAATAGAACATTATAACCCGGTTGAATACTTGGACACTATGTAGGGGGAGAAAATGCTTAAGAAGATCAGAAAAATAAAAAATATACGGCTAATAGTCGCAGATGCGTTACTAATAGCTTCGTTGCTTATTTCGTTTGCTGTGACATACGACATTAACAGACATGTGGGACTATATTTACTGTGCTTAGAACTGTTAGCAGCGGCGGTTATGCTGGTTAGGAGTGGTAAGAAGTAATGCTTTTAGACTTTTTGGAAAAAAGAGAAGAAACAATAGACACAACAGAACTAACAGACGAAGAAAAGCTTTTTTTAAAGGTGTTCGGGATTGAAGAAAACCAGCCAGTAGCAGCTATGCGGGAAATTACATACTTCACTTGTATTAAGAAGATCGCGGAAGCAGTAGCAAAAACGCCGCTTTACCTAGTACAAGATACAGAAACAGGAATAAGAAGGGCAACGGAAGACCCGCTTAACGAGTTGCTAAGCCTTAGGCCTAATCCGTATATGACGGCTGTAGACTTTTGGAAAGCGATAGAAGCGACAAGGCAGCACGACGGCAGAAGTGCAGCAGTAAAGCAGTACGGAAAAAAAGGGGAATTACTGGCGTTATATCCTTGCACTATAGAAGGAATGACGATAGACGACGCGGGGTTATTAAAGTCAAAGTTAAGAAACAAGATTTTAATAGAATACCGGGTAACTGGCAGCAGTACAACAGATTACGGATTTTATGAAGACTTGCTTATATTTAAAGGCTTCACAATGGACGGAATCAACACGAAGCCAGTAAGGGAACTTGTTAAAAGTACGATTGACGGACAGATAAAAGCACAAAATTACTTAAACAACCTGTACGACAACGGGTTAACTAACAAAATGGTAGTACAGCTTACGTCCGATATTAAGGACGAAAAAGAGTTAGGGAAGATTCAAGCGAAATTTGGACGACTTTACAGCAAAGGGAAACGTATTTTTACAGTCCCGGCGGGATTCAGCGTACAACCTGTTAATTTGTCACTGGCAGACGCACAGTACGAACAAATTAGAAGAATGTCAATAAGTCAGATAGCGGCACTTTTTGGTGTGAAAATGCACCAGCTAAACGACCTTAAGGACACAAATAACAATTCGTTAGAGCAACAGCAGCTTAACTTTTTGGTAGATACGTTACTGATTTTGTATGAATCAATAGAACAGGAAGTTACATGGAGTGCATTAACAAAAGAAAAAAGAGAAAAAGGCTACAAAGCCCGGTTTAATACGAATGTGATTCTAAGAACTGACGCAAAGACGCAGCAAGAAATATTATGCGGTTATACGACTGCTGGTATTTATAAGCCGAACGAATCAAGATTAGAATTACAGCGCGAAACAGTACCGGAAGGAAACGACCTAGTAGTTAACGCCGGAGTATTGAAGCTGAAAGACTTAGGGAAAAATACGGAAGGGGAGTAAAAAACAATGCCGGAGAATAAAACAGCAGAAGGACACGCACTGGAAATTCGTAATTACTTTGCGAATTACCAGGGAATCGCTTTAGAAGTGCGGGCGGCAGAAGAAGGGGAAGAAAGTAGAACGATCGGCGGATATGCCGTTAAGTATAATACCCCGGTACTGATCGTAGACCGCTGGGGCGACAAGTATTTAGAGGAAATAGCGGCGGGCTGCTTTGATGAAAGCTTAAATAGCTGTAAAGAAGCCGGAAAAGAAATTAAGGCACTTTGGAATCACGACACAGGAAGACCGCTGGGAAGCACAAAAACTGATACTTTACGCTTCAATACAGCAGATACGACGGGGTTAGCATACGACATTGATTTACCTAACAATACCTGGGGAAATGACGTAAAAGAAAGCGTAAAGCGCGGCGACGTTGACGGTAGCAGCTTCGGCTTTATCTGCCAGGAAGATGTATGGAGTAAGGTAGAATACGAAGGCGAACAAATTTACAAAAGAAGCATTATGAAAGCGGAATTACTGGAAGTAAGTCCATGCACCTTCCCGGCTTACGACAGTTCGGAAATTAGCTGTAGAAGCTTTGAGAAGGTAAAGGAAGTAGCAAAAGAAGAACGATTAGAAGAATTAAAAAAAGAAGCCCGGTTAATGGAGATCCGGGAAGAAAACAAAAGGAGTAATTAAGAATGACAGTACAGGAATTACGGGAGTTAATCGGACAGAAAACAGAGGAAATTAACGGCTATTTGGAAAGCCGAGATGCTGACAAGGCAGAAGAAGCGTTAGGAGAAAAAAGAAAATTACAGAAGCTGTTAGCGGTAAGAGAAGCAGAGGACGACGAAGAAGCCCGGGAGTTAATCGGAAAGAAAACAGAAAAGAGAACGGCAGCAGCTACAGGAGAATTAAGAGCGGCTGTAAAATATGCACTTAAGGGAGCGGGCACACTGACAGAAGAAGAAAGAGCAGCGGTAAATATTGATAATAACGCCGCAATTCTGCCGGAACAGTTTGTAAATGATATTCAGGTATTACGCGAAGGCTTCCCGAGCCTTAAGGAACATTGCCACATTGTACGTGCTACTTCTAATCATGGTAAAATGCCGTTTGCAAAAATCGGCGGGAAGAAGCTGACTAAGTACAAATCCGGCACAAAGTTAACAGGCGAAGCGGCTAATACAGAGGATATTAGCTACAATATCGAAAATTACGGCGCGTTAGTACCGATCGCAAACGACTTACAGGAAGACGAAGCAGTAAACATTATCCAGGACGTTATTAAGCCGGACTTTGCAGAAGCGGGAGTAAACAGCGAAAACGACGAAATTTTAAAGATCGTAGAAGCGGCAGCAGTTAACAAGTCTACAGGTGTGACAGACTGGCGCGGCGTGAAAAAGGTAATTGACGGAGTATTACCGACACTTCGTGCAAAGACCATTGTTATTACAAATCTTACGGGATATGTATATTTACAGTCCCAGGAAGACAAGAACGGGCGTAACCTGGATTTAGTAAAGACTGTAAACGGTAAAGACTACTTCCAGAATAAGCAGCTTATTACTTTGAGTGATGAAGCGATCACAGCAGCCACAGAAGGCGCGGTAGTATTCTATGTGGTTAACCTGTACGCCCTGGTTAAGTTCTTTGAAAGAAAGGGCTACACAGTGTCTACGGATAAATCTGTATTCTTTGAATCGGACGAACTGGCATTAAAGGTACAGGAACGCTTTGACTGCGAAAAATTGGACGAAAGAGCAGACTTTAAGGTAGAATTTACCCCGGCTGCTTAATGAGTTCCGGGAAGGGGCGAAGAAATGGCAGCAGAAATAGTTAGCCTTAAAGAAGCAAAGGAGTATTTAAGGGTAAGCTACGACGAAGACGACGAACAGATCAGCGGGTTAATTCTGACGGCGGAAGCGTATATAGACAGTTGCGTAGGAACTGCCTATAAGAAGCGTGAGAATTACGAAAGCGAAGAAGAATACGAAAAAGGGCGGAGAATAGCCGCCCTTCTTCAAAAGAAGATCATAAGCGATATGTACGAAGTGCGTGCAACGACAATCAGTAGCAGCACAAAGACGGACAATATCACAAAGACCATATTAGACAAGCTGGCGAATGTGGGGGCGTGATTATGTATTTAATGATTCAGAAGCGGAAAAAGACCGTAGAAAAGGGAAGACCCGTAGAAGTATGGGACGATTACTTTAAATGCTGGTGCGAAGTAAAAAGCCTGTACGGAAAGGAACTGTATAGCGCCCTGGAAGCGAAGTTAGAAAACGTAGTGAATTTTGAAACGCGCTTTTGTGGTAAGCTGGAAGCCATTAATACGAAGGAATACCGGGTAAAATGGGGCGAAAGGCAGTTTAATATTATCAGCGTGGACTATGGACGGTATGAGAGAAGAAAAGTAGTACTGAAAGCACAGGAAGTAGTATGAGTTTTAATATTACTATGGAGTTTTTAGGGCTGAATGAAATGCAGCGGGAAATAGAAAAGCTGTCTACGGAATCAGAACTAAAGGCACTTAATAAAAAGATTGTAAAAAGAGCCGGAGAAATTGGCTTACAGGAAGCAGAAGGACAGATTAGGAAAAAAGCTTATAGCAAAAATCCTATGAAATCCGGCAGAAAGGGCAGCAGAACCGGGCAACATGCGGCGGACAACGTACCTAAAGCAGCTTCAACACAAAGTGGAAACTACGGTGAAGTAATAGGCTGGGACAGGGGCGACGTTTCCCCGTTTTTTTACATGAAGTTCCATGAATGGGGAACAACAGAACACCCGGCTAAAGGGTTCATGCTAGCAGCGTCAAGACCTACATACGAAGCACTTAAGGAAATAGCGGAAGAAGAATACGAAAAGACATTAAAAGAGAAGTTAGGGGGTTAATTATGGCGGTTTTAAGTGAAAAGGAAATAGAAGTGCTTAATAAGGTTGTAGCGGACTACCCTAATAACGAAGAACTGGACTTAACGGCTTTTATTGCGGAAGTGATCGGGATAACTGGCGTACATGTAGAAGAAGGCTGGTATAACCAGGATATAAACGAAACGCACATAACATTTTATTTTATGAGTGATGAAGAAATAGATTTTAGCGAAGACACAAACGAAAACGAAGAATACTATATACAGGTTGATATATGGAGTAAAGAAGATTGCTTTAAATTGAAAAAGAAAGTAAAAAAGCTGCTTAAGAAGGCTGGTTTTACCTATTTTGCGGGTAACGACCAGTACGAAACCGATACAATGATCTATCACAAAGCAGCACGTTTTTATTTTTCAATGAATGTGGAAGGAGTTAATTAAACATGGCAGCAATTACGGAAAATAAAGAAACGATTACAAGAAGTCGTTTAGTAGGTTTAAAGGATATTTGCGTAGCAGCGGTTACAACGAACGACGAAGAAGTATACGCGGCAGAAGTCCCGGTAAGACTTGCTAAAGCGATTGCAGCAACGGTAAAAGATACTTTCAGCGTGGAATATACCTACAGCGACGACGAAGTAGAAGATACCGTAGAAACTTATGAGAAAACAGAAATTGAAATTGAAGTAAACAGGTTAACACCGGGCGACTATGCGTTACTTTTCGATACGCTGTATAAATACGGATTCCTGGTAAAAGCAGAAAGCGACAAGGCTAAGGAAGTGGCGTTGGGATTACGGGCGAAACAGGGTAACGGTAAGTATGAATTTTGCTGGTACTATTGCGGAAAAGCAGAACACCCGGATGTCACGTACGAAACCGTAAAAGATAAAAAGACAGCACAGACACTTAAAATTAAGTTTACTTTCTACGCAAGGAAGAAAGAAAACATTATTGAAGGGGAAAGAAAGAAGCTTTACGCGATTATCGTAGACGAAAGCAACTTACTGGAAGAACATACAACGGCGAAAGAAGCTATTGCAGAATGGTTTAGCGAAGTACAGGAATATACACCGGTACCAGCACAGAAAGAAGCGGAACAGTAATAAACATATGCAGGGTGTCAATTTCTGACACCCTGTAAGAAAGGGCGATAATATGAAAATCAGCTTAAACGGGAAAGAGTACGAAAGCGGAAAAATCACAAGAGAAAAATATAAGAAGTTTGCGGCTGTTTACGAAAGCCTTTTAGGAAAAGAGAAGGAAGCGCAGACATTTAGCGACGAAGACTTAGATAGTATGTTAGAAGCCATTGTAATGGTGTTTGATAATCAATTTAATTTTGATGAAGCAGACGAAGGGTTGGACGAAATCATCAGCATTATTCTTAATTTCTCACTTATCAATGCGGAAATTATGAATAAAACGAATTTACAGGCAGAAGCTGTAGCGAAGACATTAAAAACGAATGTAATTACGATTGCTGGGAAAGAGTACGAAAGCGGGAAAATCGGAAGGAAGAAATACAGGGCTTTTAGGGAAGTGTATAACGACCTGGTAACGCCGGAAAAACAGACATACACAGACGAAGAATTAGACCGTATGGTAAATGCAATAGTAGAAATCTATGATAATCAGTTTACTTTTAACGAAGCAAACGAAGAAATGAAAGACGTTTCACAGATTATTTTTAACTTTGCACTTATTAACGCAAATATTATTAAACGCCTGGGAGAACAGGCAGAAGACGCAAAAAAAAATTTGAGTTCACACGCTTAATTGATACGTGCATAAGGTGCGGCGGAAAACTTAAGCGATTTTATAGTATTACTACATACGCTTACAGAAGATATATACAAATTATGGAACTGATAAGCAAAACAGAAGACGAAAACGACTTATTATATCTTTATTCTGCTGCTATACGGGTGGTATTTAATGACAGAATAGAGGAAGAAGAAATAGAACAACTGGACGTAGCAGACGTTGTTAATACATTTAGGACGATAACGGAAATAATAGACGCTTCCGTAAATGAAAAGATCAGAGAAATAAGCGAACTTCTGAACGGAAGCCAGCAGACGGAAGACCAGGGGAGCGCCTTTGACGATTATGACAGGGAAAACGGATATATAGAAGAACAGAGCCAGGAAGAAGTATGGGAATCTTATAGAAACGCCCTGGATAATATCTTACAAATATGTATTAGGAACATGCGGAACAGTTATAAAGATTGCTTAGAATCAGATTTAAGCGACCTTTTGGACTACGTTGTATTTCAAGTCGAGTATGACAGAGAAACGCAAGCGAAGGAGTAAGTTAATAAATGGCTGGTGCTAGTCTAAGGGTAGGGGCTAATACAAGTGAGTTTACCAGTCAAATGAAGTCAATGCTTACGCAGATGAAGCTTGTAACCAGCGAATACAAAGTAGAAGCGGCACAGGCGAAGGCGTTAGGCAATCAGACCGATTTACTTAAGGCAAAGAAAACGGAGTTAACGGCTAAGATTAAGCTACAGACGGACGCTATAAAGCTTCAAGAAACAAACTTGACGGCACAGAAGCAGAAGCTTACTGAATTACAGGAAAAAGAGCAGAAGTTAAAAGAAAAGGTAGCAGAACTTACCGAAGCTTACAAGGATAGCGTTAAGACGACTGGAAAAGACAGCGAAGAAAGTAAAAAATTAAAGGCACAGCTAGAAGAAACAAGAGAAGCACACGCTAAGGCTGAAAACGCGGTTAAGAAACAGGAAGACGCAATAAGCAAGAACACAATTAAGGTTAATGAATCGCGGGTAGCTTTAGCGGAACAACAAGCAGAATTAAAAGAAACAGAAGAAAAATTAGATAACGCCGGGAAAGAGTTCGGAGAGTTCGGCAACGAAGTCAAAAACGCCGGGAAGAATATGGACGATACCGGGAAGAAAACGGTAAGCCTGGGCGACATTATAAAAGCTAACTTAATATCCAGTGCTATTATTAACGGAGTAAAGGCACTTGCAAATGGTTTAAAAACATTAGCAACGGCAGCAGTCGGCGTAGGTTCGGACTTTGAGAGCGGAATGAGCCAAGTGGCCGCGACCATGGGTATTACGACAGAAGAAATAGCGAACGGTAGCGAAGAATTTGACAAGCTGAATAAGGCGGCAAAGGACGCGGGTGCTACTACACAGTTTTCAGCAACACAGGCAGCAGAAGCACTTAACTATATGGCACTGGCGGGATATGACGCGGACAAGGCTATAGAAACATTACCGACAGTTCTAAACCTGGCAGCAGCCGGGGGAATGGATTTAGCGACAGCTTCCGATATGGTAACGGACAGCATGAGTGCGTTGGGAGATTCGGCGGGAACTACGGAAAGCTTCGTAGATAAAATGGCGAAAACGTCACAAAAGAGTAATACAAGTGTGCAGCAGTTAGGAGAAGCACTTTTAACAGTAGGCGGAACAGCTAAAACACTGGCGGGCGGAGTGACGGAAGCTAATACCGTATTAGGTATATTCGCAGACAACGGCGTAAAGGGTGCAGAGGGCGGAACAGCATTACGAAATGTAATATTAAGCCTTACAGCACCTACAGATACTGCTAAAAAGAAAATAGAAGAATTAGGGTTAAAGGTATTTGACGCAGAAGGAAATATGCGACCGTTAAATGATACCTTTAACGACCTTAACGGAATCCTGGGGACAATGACCCAGGGCGAACAGACAGAAGTACTTAACGAGATATTCAACAAAGTAGACCTTAAGAGCGTTAACGCATTACTGGCAAATAGCGGGGAAAGGTTTGACGAATTAAGCGGCTATATTTCAGACTGTGACGGTGCAGCGGAAAAAATGGCGGCTACAATGAACGACAATTTACAGGGAAAAGTTACAATACTTAAGAGTGGCTTAGAAGGCTTAGGTATCGCAGCTTATGAAAAGTTCAAGACACCGCTTACGAATGCGGTAGAAAACATAACGGAAGTTATCGGAAAGTTACAAAACGATCTAACGGACGGAAGCTTAAGCGGTGCATTAGATAAAATCGCTACAGGATTCGGAAACCTGGTAGAAAAGGCAAGCGAAATAGTAGCGGCTGTGCTTCCAGCACTTTTAAAAGGCTTAGGCTGGATTGCGGACAATGGAGAAGCAATAGTAAGCATATTAACTGGAATCGGAGTAGGTTTTGCGGCGTTTAAAGTTGCTTCGCTTATACAGGGAGTAGTAACGGCGTTTAAGGCATTTAAGCTGGCAAACGAGGGGGCAACAGTAGCACAATGGGCTATGAATGCAGCTATGAACGCTAACCCGATTGTTTTTGTCGTAACGCTGGTAGCCGGGCTTGTGGCTGCTATTGTTACATTCATAGCAACGAACGAAAACGCAAGGGCAGCATTTGTAAATGTGTGGGAAGGAATCAAGACTGCTATAGGTTCGGTAGTAGAAGGAATTGTAACATTTTTTACGGAAACTATACCGAACGCTTTTAATCAGGTTATAGACTTTGTAAAAGGAAACTGGCAAGGGCTTTTATTACTTCTTGTAAATCATTTTGCGTGAGATTTTTAGCTTTTTTATTATAATTGTTAATGCTTTAGAGAAATTATAAATAATCTTGTAGAAAAAATAAAAATGGCGTTTAACTGGGTAGTAGATTTTTTAAAAGAACTGCCTATTAAAATATGGAACGATATTATAATTATTGTAGACTCTATAAGTCAATGTGCACTTGATCTAAAGACGGCGGCGGTAGAAGGAATAACGCAGCTTGTAACGAACGTTGTAACATTCTTTTCTGAATTGCCTAACAAGATAGCTTATGTAATAGGCTTTTGCCTGGGGCATATTCTGAAATTCGGAATTGATTTATATACATGGGCGACTACGAAAATACCGGAATTTGTTAACAGCGTTATTACTTTCATGCAGCAGTTACCGGGTAAGATATGGAACGCTATTGTTAACGCAATTTCACAGGTAGCAACCTGGGGCGAACAAATGAGAAGCAAGGCGGTAGCGGCGGCGACAAGTCTTTTAAACCAGGTATTTAGCACGTTATCACAAATGCCGGGTAAGGTATGGAACGCTATTGTAAATGCAATTTCACAGGTAGCAACCTGGGGAAGTAATTTAATAGCAAAAGGACGCGAAGCAGCCAGCGGCTTAGCAAGTGCTGTAGTAAATGGCGTAAGCAGTTTGCCGGGAAAAATGGCGGAAATCGGTAGTAATATCGTTTCGGGAATTTGGAACGGCATAAGTAGCGGCTGGGACTGGCTGAAAGACAAAGTTAGTAGCGTGGCAGGCAGCTTATTACAGGGAGCGAAGGACGCTTTAGGAATTAAGTCGCCTTCAAGATTGTTTAGAGATTTAGTCGGTAAGATGATACCACAAGGTATTGGCGTAGGTATTACGGCAGAAATGCCGACGTTACAGAAAGACTTAACGAACGAATTACAGGGCATGACTACTAAGGTATCAGCAGAAGTCAACCCGGTAGCAGCAGTTAAGAAAACGGCGAAGACTACAGCAATTAACGGCGAAGTAAATACGAAGAAAGTAACGAAGGACAAAGATATAACATTTATTGTATATACGACGAATACGACGATCTTAGACAAAAAAGTAATTGCTAAAGAAGTTAAAAAAGAAGTTGTAAAGGGAATCACAAAAGACCAAAACGACAAGGACAAGACGAAAGGGGCGGCATAATGCGGGCTACATTCCATATTTTTTATAATGGCGAATCCAGTAAGGACGTAGGGTTAAGCGTAGTTAGCCGCCCTACGATTCCTGTACCGAAGCGGGAATATGAAACGATTAAGATTGAAGGACGCGACGGAGAATTATACAGGGACAAAGGAACATACGAAGATATAGAAATAAAGATTAGCTTTAATTTTGTATCGAAGAACCCGGACGTATGGGCGCAAGACTTAAGAAAAGTTAAAAAGTGGCTGTATAGCGGGAATGACGAAAGACTGATACTAAGCGACGACCCGGAATACTACTACGGGGTAAAACAGGCGGTAATGAGCGACAGCGAAAGAAAAGTAAGGCGCGTGGGTAGCTTTGAAATTTCTTTTATATGTGAAGCTTATATGTATCGGATAGACGGACGGGAAGAAAAAGAAATAGGAAATTACTTATACAATCCCTATATGAAGGCACAGCCTGTATATAAGATATACGGCAACGGGATAGCGACTTTAGAGGTAAACGGAAACCGGGTAACGGCAGAAGTAAGCGGGCAGTTAAACATAGATACGAAGCTAGGAATATGCTATAACGCAGCAAACGAAATAAGCAACGCTTCACTTACCGGGGAATACGAAGGGCTTTACCTGGAAGAAGGGGATAACAGATTTAAGCATACAGCGGGCTACAAAGTGGCATTAGTCCCTAACTGGCGGGAATTATGATAGAAGTATATGTAAGTACGAATACGAATTATAAAAAGAATGGCGATATAACGCTTACGCCCTTAAGTTGTTATTTTGAAATGGGTCTAGACGGAATCAGTCAAATAGAACTAACCCACGAATACGACGACCTGGGACGCTGGGAATACTTGGTAAATGACAATGTTATAGCAGCACCTACGCCTTATTCGGATAAACAGCTATTCAGAATATACAAAAGAGAAAAGAGCGACGACGAAGTAACGGTATATGCAAGACATATATTTTATGACAACTTAGGCAACTACTTAATTGATGTACGACCGACGGATAAGAACGGACAACAGGCGCTTGATATTATGTTTAGCGGGACAAAGTTTACAGCCCATAGCGATATAACGACGGTAAATACTTCTTACTACGTGCGAAAGAACATTGTAGAAGCAATCGCCGGGGACGACGAAAACAGCTTTATTAACCGCTGGGGCGGGGAAAGGCTGTACGACAATTACGACGTATATATTATGCGTCAGATTGGAAGTGATAAAGGTGTTAGGGCAGAGTTCGGGCATAACCTGGAAGCAATCGAAGAAAGCGTAGACGACGAAAACGTAGTAACGCGAATTATCCCGGTAGCATATAACGGCTACACGCTGGAAGGCAGCGAACCCTGGGTAGACAGCCCGAAAATAGGAAGCTACGCAGAAGTAAAAGGCACTGTAATTGAATTTTCAAATATCAAATTACAAGAGGATTGCAGCACAGGCAAAACAGGCTACGCGAACCTAACGGAGTTACGGGCGGCACTTGTAAAAGCCTGTGAAGATGAATACGCAAAGGGAATAGACGAACCGACGGTAAATTATAACGTTAATATGGTTGAACTTGCGAACACGGTAGAATACAAGGACTATAAGCAACTGGAAACGGTGGAAGTAGGCGATACGATTTACTGTAGGCACAAGGCGATTAAGATTGAAGTTAAAGCCCGGTGTATTCGTATTAAGTGGAACTGCATAACAAAAGAGAACGAAGAAGTAGAGTTAGGAAACTTCTTAGAAAATTACTTTGATAAGACAAGTAGTAACATACAACGGGCTACAGCTTCAGTTGAAGGGGCAAATAGCCAGGCTTTAGCGGCGAAGGAAGTAGCGCAAGAAGCAGCGAAAGAATCGGCGGCACAAGCAGCCAAAGCATTAGAAGCCCAGGGAAAAGCCGAAGCAGCAGCTAAAACAGCAACGACAAAAGCAAGCGAAGCCCAGGCGGCAGCGGAAGGCGCAGCTAACCAGGTGGCGTTAGCGTCGGCACAAGCGAAAGAAGCGACCAGCCAGGCAGAGTTAGCAACGGCAGCAGCGAAAACAGCCGCACAGGAAAAGACGGCAGCCGGGGAATATGCAGCAAAGGCAGCAAGTAAGGCGACAGAAGCCCAGGCGGCAGCAGAAGCAGCTTCCTTACAGGCACAGACGGCGGGCGAACAGGCTAACGCAGCTTCCTTACAGGCACAGGCAGCAGCGAAAGCACAGACAGCAGCAGTCACAGCCCAGGGAAAAGCAGAAACAGCCCAGGCAGCGGCAGAAGCAGCGAAAGCGGCAGCAGTCACAGCCCAGGGAAAGGCAGAAATAGCCCAGGCGGCAGCGGAAGCAGCAAAAGCGGCAGCAGTTAGAGCCCAGGGGAAAGCCGAAGCAGCAGAACAGGAAGCGACAAGTAAAACGTCGGAAGCTGTAGCAGCGAAAGAAGCAGCGGTAGAAGCCCAGGGAAAAACGGAAACGGCGCGAACAGCAGCGGAAGCGGCAAAGAAGGAAGCATTAGCAGCCCAGGCAGCAGCGGAAGCAGCAAAACAAGCGGCGGAAAATGCAACCGGGACAGCAACGACGAAAGCGGAAGAAGCCGAAGCGGCGAAAGCGGCAGCAGTTACAGCAAGGACAAAAGCAGAAGCGGCACAATCGGCAGCAGAGAACGCCCAGGCGGCAGCGGAAGCAGCAAAAGCGGCAGCAGTTACAGCCCAGGGAAAGGCGGTCACAGCCCAGGGAAAGGCAGAAACAGCCCAGGCGGCAGCAGAAGCAGCAAAAGCGGCAGCAGTTACAGCCCAGGGAAAGGCAGAAACAGTCAAGGCAGCAGCGGAAGCAGCAAAAGCGGCAGCAGTTACAGCCCAGGGAAAAGCAGAGAACGCCCAGGCGGCAGCGGAAGCAGCAAAAGCGACAGCGGTAGAAGCCCAGGGAAAAGCCGAAGCCTAGAACAGCAACGACAAAAGCAAGCGAAGCCCAGGCGGCAGCAGCCAGCGCGGCAGCGAGCGACGAACACACACAACATTATTACGAATTAACAAAGGAACTGTACGATAACGCAAGTATACAGGCGGGACAGAGTAGCGAAGCCTGGTTAGACTTGTCCTATTTTAATAATTGCTATTTGAGTGAGTAAGGACGGTGCAAAGTGGTAGTAGGTAGATTAGTATTTGACTTCGCCCGCCACAGCGTAGAAAAGACTATAAGGGTTAAACAGTTTGACAGCGAAACGCGCAACCTGTTAGTAGTTCTGCTGAATGACGGCGAACCTTACGAAATGCCCAAAGGGGCAATAGTAAGAATCGAATGTAGGAAGTCGGACGGGGAAGAAATCTTAAACGACTGTACTTACGTCGAAAACCTGGTAACGGCAGAAATTACCGAACAAATGACAGCCGCCGCCGGATATGCTGAATGTGCTATAAGCGTGTACGAAAAGGAAAGCTATATAGCTTCCTGGACGTTCAACCTTAAAATAGATACGGCGGTAATTGTAGGCGACAAGATAGCCAGTACGATAGAGTACAAAGCGATTATTAACGCTTTACAGGAAGTAGAGAAATCTAAAAATACAGTAGAAGAAGCGACTATATTAGCTGCTACGGCTATGAGAACGGCAAACGATACTATAGGTATTGCGAACCAGGTAAAAGAAGAAGCGGAAGCAGCAGCGGCGGCAAGTGCGGAAGCCGTAGAGGTAGCGACACAAGCAGCACAGACAGCGGAAAACTACAAGGAACTTATAGAAGACATTTATAACAATATGGATAAGCTTAACGACTTCGCAGAAGAAGCATGGTTAGACAAATCATACTTAGGAAGCGGATATTTAAGCGAAGCAAGGGAATAGGAAAGGCGGTTTTAGATTATGCGTAATATGCCTAAAGTAATCGGAACGGGAAAGGACGTTTACAACCTTTTAGGAATGGTACAGGCTGGAAAACTGGAAGCGGCAGAGTTAAGGGAAGCAATTAGCGGAATCGAAGAAGTAAAATATATCTTCGTCCCAGTTATTGCTATTTCAGAGGACAAAAGATATATTACAGCAAATTACCTGGCAGAAGCGGCAAAAGGCGCTAAGGTGCTTTGTGAAGGAAAAGAATACACGATTAAAAGCGTGGAACACATTGCAGTAGAGCCAATGACGGCAGCAGAAACAGAGGAAGAAACTACAGAAGCAAAAGAGGAAAAACAGACGGTAATAGGTGTTAACGCTGATTTAGAAGTAACGGCAGAAAAAGTAGGGGTAGAAAATCCGGTAAATATCTTAGATACTATCGGAATTACCCAGGCAGAATTAGACAGTATCAAAGGAGTGTTAGCAAAGTATGAGTAGATTTTTAAGCAACGACTTTATTAACAAAGACCCGCGCGCAAAACTTACAGTAGCAAAAATGGCGAATATTGGCGACCTGGTAGCACCTTCGGCGGAGTACTTAACAGCTACAGGGCTTACAGAACTTACGGTAACTGCTGGGTGCGTAATTACCGTAGGTAGCACCGGAGTATTCAAGACAGACGCTACGGTACTTAGTACAGGTAACTTAGACGCTGGAAGTGCATTTACAGTAGGAAAAGATTATTACGTATATATTTGCGACCCCGGAAGCGAAGACCTGGACGAAGTATATAAGATTAGTCTTAACAGTACATACCCGAACGGCTACAACGCAGAGAATAGTAGAAAAATCGGCGGATTCCATTACGGAAGGGTAAGAAAAGTAAGCAGTAAGCTTATTCCTATCAATGCAGCCGGAACGGAAAAGGGCAGCGGTTGGGAATCTAACGTAGCTTCCGGCATTGTACCGCGTTCTGTATGGACGTTAAAGCACCGTCCGAAATGCAGCCCCGAAGGCATGGTATACGCTGGCGGCGGATTGTGGGTAGACATTTACTTAGCTTCTAGCAACGGAGTAGGCGGCGTAAAATCTGCTTATAATGCTACGCCGCTTACGGGTACAGAAGGACATAACAGCTATGATTTTATCGACCTGGGCTTAAAATCCGGGAAGCGCTTGTTATCTTATTCAGAATGGCAGCAAGCAGCCTACGGAAGTCCACAGGGCGCAGACGGTAACAATACGAACGCTTGGGCTGCCACTACAAATACAGCACGTACAACGACAGGAAAGGTAGTTAACGCGGTGTCTGCTATCGGTTGCGTGGACTGTGTAGGTAACGTGTGGGAATGGCTGGACGAATTAAGCTACAGATACGACGGTACGCAGTCTTGGAGTTGGAAGGACGTATTAGGTGCTGGAAACGGACAGGCATATACAGAAGGAACTTACGGACTTGTTCGCCTTATCGCGGGCGGCTACTGGTCCAGCGGCGTTTACGCTGGCTGCCGTGCTGTCTACTGTAGCCGCTACCCTTGGCACGTCGACACGAGCATTGGCGTGCACTTCGGCTGCGACAGTCTGTAATCTGTTTTGTGCGGGCGAAAGCCCGCACACACGGTAAAAGAATTAAGGTAAATTAGGGCTACTATCAAAGCCTATAGAAGTGGGAAAATAACAAAAGAAAAATTGCTTATGAAATACGTAAGCTGGGAAGGACACGCAAAACACGCAAAACACGCGGACACTTACAGCCTACGCATGAAAATTAAAGGGCAAATAGAAGCAGAAGACAAAGGGAAGAAGACGAAGTACAGGATATGAAGATAGCACGTTACGACCTGGACGTAGTAGAGGTACAGAACAGCATAATAGCAGACCTGGTAGAAGTAAACAGGCTGCTACTGGAAGAATTAGAGAATTATAGGAGCATGGAAGACGAAGACGAGCAGTTACTAATGATGATAGAAGAGATAAAAGAGGGTCGCGAAGACCTGGAACGGATGTTAGAGCCGTAGGAAGGAGTTAGTAAGGCTTGAGTAGTGAATTTTGGATAGGCTTACTTATTCAGCTAGTTGTGTACGGGGTGTCTATTGGTGCGATATATGGGACGATTAAGACCAGACTTAATTATATCGAAGCAAAATTAGACAAACACAATAACGTAGTAGAAAGGGTATACAAATTAGAACAAGACCAGGCGGTAATAATGGAAAAGCAGAGTGTAGCAAACCATAGAATACATGACTTGGAAGAAGAAACAAAATGAAGCACGAATTTAAAAAGAAAGTAGTTTTTAATACGGGCTTGATATTTTGTATTACCTGTTTAGTAGCATTAATATTTTCATGGAATGAAAAGCCGACAGACGTATTTACTTACATAATCCCTACAGCCGGGGGAATCTTCGGCACTGCTGTAATATGGTACCTGAAGGCAGTACAGCTTGAAAACGGTATAAAGATACAGTTAGGCATGATTAAGGAACTTGTAGACCTGGGAGAAGAAAACCCGGCGGAAGAAATTAAGGAAAGAACCATACAAAAGATGAAAGATAAAACAGAAGCACTTATAGATGAAGCGTTAGATCCGACAGACATACAAAACTTTTAGAGGTGCGAAAATATGGAAATCTTAAAAATGATTCTTGAAAACTGGCTTATTTTTGTAATTGCTTTTATCCTGGTAATACTTGCTGTATATGCAGTATTGCGATTCTTAAAGCTTACACCGAAGCAGCAGTTAGGAAAGGTAAAGACGGCTTTGCTTTATATGGTTACAGAAGCAGAGAAGGAATTAAAAAGTAAGACCGGGCGCGTTAAGCGTTCTATGGTGTGGGAATGGCTTGTAGAAAGATTCCCTATTATTACCTTATTTATTACAGAAGAAAAATACGACGAACTGTTAGACCAGGCATTAGAGGAATTTAGAAAAATGCTGGAAAGCAACGACAGCTTATACGATTATGTATATGACACGCTTACAGTTGCGGAAGAAGACACAGAAGAAGACATTTTAAGAAAAGCCGTAAAAGGAGCGTAAGAGATATGAAGATTTTACTTATTAGTGGACACGGTGCGGGCGATCCTGGCGCTGTATCGCAGTTCGGAAAAGAAGCAGACGAAACTATTTACATGGTAGAGGAAATTAAGAAGACCTTAAGCAAATATGCACAGGTTGACTTATACCCTACAAACAGAAACGCGTACAAAGACGCAAAAGCCGGGAAGCTGGCGGTTAACTTCGGAAATTATAACTATGTACTGGAAGTCCATTTTAATTCCGGTGCAGCAGATCTTAAAGGAAACGGACAGACGACAGGTACGGAAATCTACGTTACTACAGCAGAAAAGACTGTAGGAGTAGAAACAAAAATAGTACAGGCTATCGCTGCCTTCGGATTGAAAAACCGGGGAGTAAAGCGGACAAACTTTACGGTGATTTACCGGGCGAAAGCGGCGGGCGTATCTTCCGCACTGTTGGAAACGTGCTTTATTGACGATAAGGACGACATGGCAATTTACAGCAGCAAGAAGGCACAGATAGCGGAAGTTATCGCTAATGCAATCGCTACACAGTTCGGGTTAAAGGCGAATGGAAGCGGCACAACAACAAGCGGAACTACAGCAAAGACGATTAAAGCAGGAAGCGTAGTAACGATTAAAGACGGCGCAGTATATGGCGGCTTATCATCTACAAGAGGTAAAGCCGTACCAGCAGCACAAAGGGGCGGAAAGAAGCACACAGTAGATAAAATTCAGACTAATAAGGGAGTTAAAGAAGCAAGGCTTAAAGAAATTAACAGTTGGGTAGCAGTAGCAAGCTTAAAAGCTGTGTAAGGGGGCTTCTATATGAATACAGAACAGAAAAACTTTATTAAAACAGTGGGCGCACTTGCGTCCGCTGATATGAAAAAAAGCGGAGTGCTGGCAAGTTTGACGGTAGCACAGGCTATCACGGAAACGGGCTGGGGAATGTCCGGGCTTGCCGCAGAGGGTAAAGCCCTTTTCGGAATTAAGGCTACAAAGTCCTGGAAGGGGAAAGTATATTGCAGCGATACGAAGGAATGTTTAGACGGCGTAAACCTGGTAACGGTAAAAAATGCAGCTTTTAGGGCTTACGATAGCTGGGAAGAATCAATTAACGATCATTCCGCATTTTTGAAGGCGAATAAGCACTATAAAGAAGTGATCGGGGAAACTGATTATAAGAAAGCTTGCGAGGCTATCAAGGCTGCCGGATACGCAACAGACCCGGGATATGCGGCGAAGCTTATTAAACTGATTGAGGATAACAAGCTTACGAAGTACGACGTAACGGAAGGGCAGAGCCAGGATCAAGCAGAGGACAAAAACCAGGCGGAAGAAGGACAGGCAGCAGCCGGGAAGTATTACAGGGTACAGGCGGGGGCATTCCGAAGAAAAGAAGGTGCTAACCTTATGGCAGCGAAGATTAAAAGGACGGGACATACGGACGTATTTGTAAGGCTGCTGAACGGGCTTTACAAAGTCCAGGTAGGGGCTTATACTAAAAAGGAAAATGCGGAAGCTACAGTAAAAAGACTAAAGGCGGCTGGTATCGTCTGCTTCATTACATATGCTTAAGCGGTGCAAATGAGTAGAAAGTGTCAATAATAACAGACTGGTAACTAACAAAATGGCTTAGAAAGCCAGTAAAATAAGGGGCTACAGTTTCTGTAGAGGAAGCTGCAAAGGCTGGTAAGTTCTAAGAACCGGCATAAACAGACGTAAATAAATGCAAATAATAATAGGACAATGAACACTTTCAATGTGAACATTGTCCTATTATTTTATTTATATTAGGCTTTAGCCTGTCTCAAATTTATCTCAGAGCTGAGTCAGCTTTTTCTCTTCTCTTTTTATCCTGATGGTCAGGCAAAGGAAGAGAAAAGCTGCCCCCAGTATGGCAACAATAAGCATTGCATATCCCATAGACGGATCAAGAAATACTGTTCTGCCTAAAAAGCGGTTGCTGAGTTTTGCAACAAGTGTATTTCCGATGACATTCACTAAAAAGTAATAGAGAATATCAGATAGTACAAAAGTTGCAGGATAGCTGAATCTCACAACCGTCAGGGGAGTTGTGGCTATGCAGGCAATGACCATACCGATATACAGAAGTGCAATAAAAAGGATCATAAACTGTGAGGTCAGGATCCGGTACAGGTTGACAAGTCCTCCGAGGCGGTTGCTGAAACCATCATAAATTCCCTCTGCATAAGTATTGATCGCCGACTGGGCAGATGCTGAATCGGATAAAAGAGAAGCGGTGATCAGCTTTTCCATTCCATCGGATAGCGGAATCTGCTTTTTTATTTCGGTCAATGCAGTGGAAGCAATCTGAACCAGTTCGTTGCTGATATCAACATGGATCTCATCAAATTCTTTGCCGCTTGCAATTCCCTGAATCATAGCCCGGGCATATTTTTCGGCAAGAGCGTCGACTGCAGGAGAATTTTGCAGTTTATCCTGGATCTGCCCCAGAATTTCAATATCATCTGATGGAAGAGAGTCAAATACAGTATCCATCATACGTTCGGAGCTTGCGGAAGAAAGACCGGCATCTTCGAGAATATAATTAACGTAATCCTTAGCATTCCATATAAGGCAGCCAAATGTCAGAAGAAGGATCAGAAGGGCATGGATTATAAAAAACCGTCCCTTTTTAAAGTCTCTTTTTAACAGAGAACCGACACGCATTTTGTAAACTTCATTCCACGGAAGAGTAGACGCTTCTGCCGGAAGTTCCCGGAGCGTCTCAATTTCGTTGATCCTCAGGAAGTCTTCCATTGCCTGGTGGTGTTCTTCAGTGGCTGGTTTGAAAAGGACAAGTGACAGCCGGTCTTTGACCTGAAAGAAATAAAAATCTCCACTGACGGCACATTTCTGGAGATTCTTTTTAGTCAGTATAATCTTGTCTGATACGGTCAGTGAATCCTCGTTGATTTGATATTCAAGAGGAGGTCTCCTTTGCCATTTCCGGTGCAGCCTCTGGGCAAGCTTTAATTTTTTCTTTTCAGATCTGTCGGGATAAAGAAGACGGCAGACATGATAGCAATCTTCTATAGTAAAAGGAACCACTTTTTGTTCTTCGTTCATTCAATTATCTCCTAGAATTTATTCTATTATTGAGGTTACACAAAAGTATAGTCCCTTTCAGAACAGGAGTCAATGTTAAAAAATGACAAAGAAAATTGTCAAAAAGGATTGACAAGGAAAGTTGTAAATGATAAGCTGTGAATGACAAGAAAAGTTGTCAATAATAACTTGGAAAAGGGAGGAGAGAATCATTTGGCATTACTGAACCATGTAAAGGAATACCGTTCCGAACTGGGGATCAATCAGACGGAACTCGGAAAGCTTGCCGGTGTATCGAGACAGACGATCAGTCTGATCGAGAGGGGGGATTATTCTCCCTCAGTGACACTGGCATTAAAGCTGGCAAAAATCTGTGGAGTAAAAGTAGAAGATCTGTTTGAGTATGAGGAGGATGTAGAATGAAAAAGAAAAATAGTTATAAAAGTTTTATACTTAAAATGTCTGCGGGTGCTATAATCGGTATGGTTCTGGGCGGAACAGGAATGTATTTTATAGAGCGTGCCTCAGACTGGAAGGAGATTGGAACGATCACGCTGCATATCAGTGGGATAGAACAACTGATCCTTCCTGGAATGGCTGTGGTACTTGCATTGTCTGTGATAGCGGAAGAATGGATGTGTCATTGTTTGAAAAAGAACTGCAATGCTCTGTTGAAAGCTGATGATGAAGAGTGTGACAGACTGGAATATGAAGAAGAAAAATACGGTGCATGGCTGACGGGTGTGAATGTCTTATCACAGGTCTTATGTATTCTGATTCTGGCTTTCGGTTATTCATTGGATTATATTGGAAGGGGCGGTAGTACTTCAATCACGTTCCTGTGGGCGTGTATTTTGTTTTTGAGCTGTTTCTTTTATGATGGGATCATGCAGGTACGGTATGTTAAACTTGTTCAGAAAGTCCATCCGGAAAAGAAAGGAGATCCCTCCTCTTCAAAATTTCAGAAAGAATGGCTTGCAAGTTGTGATGAAGCAGAAAAAGAGATTGTATTTCAGAGTGCATATA